ACGATCTTTTTGGAGATGATCTTTTTGATGATGATCTTTTTGTTGAAGATATTTTTGGACGTGTATAAATTTCTAATTCATCTTCGTTTTCTATTCCAAGAGAATTTAATGTATCATCTTCATTAAGTTTCATATCATCAAGATAAAAAGATATATTATTTACATCTATACTATATTTTTCACAGAACGCATCAAATATTTTTTTCATTTTAGTTGACCTTTTGATTTTGAATTGCAAATCATTTATTTTTATAACATGTATATCTTTCATTCCAGATTTTCTTGAAGATTCTTTATCTTGATAAACATACTCTATATTATATCTTTCTAAATTTTTAATCACACTTTTTTTTATATTTTTATTATATATTTTGACGGGAGTCGATATTCCAAAACTTTTATGTAATATTAGTTGTTCTAAATTATTTAAATTTACAATAGGTTCTATTGATTCTGAAGTAAAATCACAATTAACCATCGCTAATTCTTTCAAATTTATTAAATATTCAAATGATTCTGTATTAATAATTTTTGAATTATATACATTTATTTTTTCTAACAATGATAAATTTTCAATCAATTTTACATCAAATTCATTAATATTTCTAAACCAAATTGTTTTTAAATTTGTTAATTTCCCTTTCCCAATAGGATTTAAATCATTAATATAATCTAATAATAAATTTTCTAAATTAATAAACTCTTCGATAAAATTAAAATTAAATGATTTAGAATCAGTATAATTGTCAATCTTCAAATATTTTATTTTTTCTTTATATTTTAAATTTTCTATTGGTTTAATATCATTTAACTGAAAACCATACAAAGAAAGATTTTCCAAATTTTCTAATTTTGTTAATGGTTTCAAATTTACATGTATATTATAATTAGAAGATATAGCTATATTAAAAGTTGTCAAATCTTTACAATATTCAGATGCATATTTAACATAAGAGTCTGCTATTTTTTTTAATAAAATAATAATTTCTTCTTCATCATCTTCTTCTATATCGAATATTTCAATATAAATTTTTTTTACATTTCTTATATTACGTAAGAAATTATCGATACTACTTTCGTCATATAAAATATTTGGGTTATCATCATCCGCATCAATATCAAAATTACTGTCGTATCTAAAACTATTTACCGTTAATAAAAATACCTCAATAATATTTTTATAGATTTCAAAAATAAATGTAATTGGGTATTTGATTATAATACTTTCAATAGCATCATCATAATCTCTTACTTCTCCAAACACTTCTTCAGATGCTTCTTTATTTATGCTATAAATTATATAAAAATCACTATCTTCATTCGTTTTGGAAAATTCAGAATCTAAATCAATATGTTTGATATATTTAGATATTCTAAAAGTTGTTATACTATACATTTCACCATGACCAGGATAAAAAAATAAATTATAATTATCCATGGTTAAATATAATTGTTTTTCGTTTGTTTTCTGTTCATTTATTTTTATCTCAATATCGTTGTTAAGATATAATATTGTATCTACTATAAACTGCGAAGGAATTTCAATATTTTCACTATAATCTTTATCATATACTAATTTATTTAAAACAGATGCTACATTTTTAACATTATTATGAATATCGCCTGATGGATTATATACTGGATAACCAAGATTAGAAACAATATCAAGCCATTTTTTAAATGTTTCTGTTTTTTCCATATCATTTATCGACTTTCCTTTATAAAATACCCTAACATCATCATTTAATATTTTATTTGTATTAAATGTTCCATCTCTTTTTATAAGACAGTAATTCAATATATTCAATAAAGTGGTTTCACCGCAAGTTGAAAATTGTTTTTTATTATAAGTAAATTGATATAAATATGGTAGTATTTTGAATTTTTTTGCGTTAATATTATTAAAATTATTGTATAATGAAATTTCTTCACTTGAATATTTTTTTGGATTTCCTAAAATCATTTTCATATTATATACAGTACCACGATCCGATTTCAAAAAATGTAAAATATAATGATTTATTATAATATTTGCAAGATGTTTTCCAGTTTCATTTTTTTGTATATTTTTATACAATACAGGACTTCCATCTTTTATTTGAGTATAAAAATATATGAAATATGATAACTTTATAATTATTTCTTCATATATTTCTTTTTCTATTATGGGTTTTTTGTCCTCGCATTTTATACCTGTAACATCTTTTGTCTTCATTGTTCTATAATTAAGACAAAAATATTCTTTGTATAACTTCGTTATACTTGGTATATCTATATTTTCATTTATATATTGTTTTACAATTTTATAAATTTCAGATGTTGAAAATGATATATTTTTAGTTAATTTATTTTGCGTAATTTCATCTGAAGTACTTAAATTGAATTCATCAAAAATATCCAATAATTCCTTGAATTTATAAAAATTATTTGAAACAAGCATAAATCCAACAATAGTTTTTTTCTGAAAATATAAAACATTGTTATTATTGCTATCTATTGTAAATAATAAGTCAGCTAATACGGCTAATTTACTTTTGATTAAATGTTTATTTTTGATATAAAAATGTAAAGTTTTAGTCAAAGATAAATCATTAAAATAACTTATGTCAGCCATGAAATCATCAAAATGTAAATTTATTTCTTCCATTTATATTTTACAAAATATAAATAAAAATTTTTTTTAAGTTTTTTAAGTTAAGCTCCACAACTCAAGCACCCTTCGTCTTCCACATCATTAATTTTTTCTTCTCTTAATTGTTTTTCTTTTCGTGGGTCTAATCCGAAATTTTGTCCTGATATCGCCGAACGCGTTCTAATATAATATGAACCTGTTTTCAATCCATTTTTCCATCCATAAAAATGACAAGCTGTTAGTTCCTTAAAAGTTGGTTTATCAAAGAACAGGTTCAAACTTTGACTTTGACATACAAATACTCCACGTTCAGCGCTCATTTTAATTATCTGCTTCTGATCAATCTCAAATGATGTTTTATATACATCTCTCAAAAATTTCGGTAATGCTCTTAAATTTTGCACTGAACCTTTATTATATATCAATCTATCTTTTGTATCTTGATTCCAAATTTCAAGGTCAATCAAATCTTTTATCAGATATTTATTAATCATCGTAAAAACTCCAGATAAAACATTACGAGTATATAAATTTGATGTGATTGCTTCAAAACTTTCCACATTTCCAAATATACTTGCTGTCGAAGCTGTTGGCATCAATGCTATGTTTAAACTATTACGTGAACCATATTTAAGTAAATCATTTCGTAATTCTCCCCATTTCCATCGTCCTGATAAATCGACATCTTTTAATCCCCATAAATTATATTGAAATTTTCCTTCTGATAATGGTGAACCTTCATATGTTGGATAACGCCCATCACGTTTCGCTAAATAAACAGATGCTGACATACTTCCGAAATAAATAGTTTCAAATATTTCTTTATTTATCTCACGTGCCTCGTCAGAAGTAAATGGGATTTTTAATGTCATAAATACATCAGCTAATCCTTGAACTCCAAGTCCAATCGGACGATGTTTCATATTTGAAATACGTGTCTTTTCTGTCGGATAAAAATTTATATCAATCACTTTATTCAAATTGACAGTTAATTCATATGCCAATTCATATAATTTGTTGTAATTAATTTTAGGAGATAAAAGTTTCCAATTATCAGAATATCCACCTAAATATACAATATCTTCATCTTTGACTGAAAATAATTGAGGAACTGTTTCAAATGGTTTAGATTCTGGATTATGTTTTAGTCTCAATGTTTCAGCTTCGAATTCATCAATTTCGATATAACTTAATCCGCAACTTTTCAACAACGCTTTCAATAATTTACAATAATCGCAATCAGATGTGCTATATAATTTCAATAATCTACTGGAATCTTCATATACAGAAACTTTAGAATCAGATAAATTTCGCCATTCATCAGTAAATGGATATTCAAGAATTTTAGGCAAGCAGATAGAACCTAAATTACAAACGGCTGTTTCATCTTTGTCAGAATACTCATTTATTTCATTACATTGTCCAGTAATAATACCGTTAAAAATACCTTTATGTTCCAAAGGCTCATTAAAACAATATGTATCTTCATATATATCTTCATCTATAACATCTTCTATTTTAGTATACATATTTGTTTTATGATGAGGTAATCTTGAATTTGACACATCAAGTCTTTTAGGTTTAAATCCCATGTTGATAAGTTTATTTAAACCAATGCTATCAATATATGATTTTTCTAATGTTTTAATTTGGGTTGTTATTCCTAAAGTTTGTAATAAATAAATAATTTCTCTTATAAAATTTAAATTGTCTGATGAAAATTGTATACCATCATTTTCATTTATACAACCATTTCCATCAAAATATCCTTCTAACCATCTAATTTTACTATCGATGCTGTTATTAATAGGAACATAATAATTATTTTCGGTGCAGTGTAATCCATCTGTATAAGCATATTTCAAATGATTATCGTTATCATTCACTACATCTGTTTCAAATGTTATTATTCTCATATCTTTTTTTAAATCTTTTGCCTCTACAATTACAGGAACACTTTTTTCGAAAGTTCCGTTTTCAATATAAAATTTATGATATTCGGTACACTTAAGTTCTAAACCATTTGTAAATTTAACTTTTAATAATTTTTGATTTTCTCCTGTTTTCTTAGCAACAGTTTTACTCCATTCTTTTCCATTCCATACTTCAATATTTTGTTTTTCTAAAGATTTAATAGGAAAATAACCATTTTTAGTTAAAATCATTGTATCTCCAGATACACACAAATTACTCGACTTTATGGTTCCATAATGTTTTTGATTACTCTTACGGTTTACATGGTCTTTATAAGAAATATATGGCATCCCATGTTCAATTTGAGATGCGATAATATGTTCCCATAATTCACGCGCTTTTATTTTCTTAAAATATTTACCTTCTGCTACATATTTTTTATATAATTCAGTATATTCATCTCCATATACTTCATTCAATCCATAAGATTGGTCTGGATCCATCAAATACCAATCGTAATTCTTTTCAATACATTCCATAAAATAATCAGAAACCCATAATGCATAAAACAAATCTCTTGCTCTTAATTCTTCGGGTCCAACATTTTTACGTGCTTCAAGAAAAGGAATTACATCAGCATGGTGTGGTTCCAAATAAACAGCGAATGAACCATTGCGCTTTCCACCGCCCTGGTTTATATAGCGTGCAATATCATTATAAACTTTTAACATAGGAACAATTCCATCACTTGTTCCTGCTGTTTTTCTTATATATGAACCATTTGCACGAATATTACTGATATGCAATCCAATACCACCAGACCATTTTGAAATCTTTGCACAATCTGTCATTGTTTCGAAAATCCCTTCAACTGAATCTTCAGTTCCGGCAAGGAAACAGTTTTCAGCGATAATTCCTTCAACTGAATACGAATGGTCATCTTCAACACCTAATGTATAAACATATAAATCTTTTGTTAAAACTTTTTCTTTTTTATTAAATTTTAAAAATTTAAAACCATTAAATTCAATACAATGATGTTGATTATTAGCTTTTAATGGATTTTTCAAATTATTAATTCTATCATCTTTATATATTTTCATTAAATTTTCAATTTTATCTCGTATACAAGTAAGATGAATTGAATAACTAGGAGTAGTTGCCAATTTATTTGTATTAATTTCACGAACTCCTGAAACATCAATATTATGTATTCTACACAATGAATATATTTCATTTATTAAAGTTTTGTTAGACAATTCAATTTTTATGCAACCATTTTCAGTTACGCATCCATCACTTGTAATTAAACCGGATAAAAAAGATAATACTAATTTATCAGTATATTTGTATATATCTTTATCTAATCTTTTTTTGTCAAAATATTCACCATATTTTTCTTTAAATAAAATTCCTAATAAAGAAGAGTGATATAATACTTGTATTACATTTTGAGTTGTCATTTTATGAATAGTAACATGTTCTAAACCAAAATGTTTTTTCATTGAAACACAAAATTCAATAAGATTTTTATTATCTTTATGAATAGTAATTCCAATTCCTGAAATCTTACCATCTTTATTTATAATATGTCCATCTCCATACCAAATACCTAAAAATTTACAAAAAATTTCATCTATAATTATTTTTCGATTTAATAAACTAGATTTAACATAACAAATGACATTTTGACCATTATTTAAATTTGAATGTGATACTTTTGTTATTGTAAAAATATACTTATCATTTATTTCTTGATAAATGTATGGAATTCTAATTTCTTTTTCTTTTTTAATCCATCTATATCCACCAGCAGTTTTATGTCTTGATTTTCCATTTGAAGTCGCTCTTGAAATACTTCGTTTAGATATTTTTAATTTAGAAACAATATCATCAGTATTTTTATATGTATTTAATAATACACCTTCTAAAGAATATTGTTCATATACTTTTTCAATTTCAATTTTATCAGATATTAACTTATTTAATAATTTTTCTTTACTTAATTTATCACATCCTGTGAATCCTCTTTCTTTGACCTTTAATAATAATTCTGTTGCGCTTAAATAATTAATATCATTGATATCATTGCATAAAATAGTCATATCATCGAATTTATGTTTAGATACTATTTGTAATACATCTATTTCATGTTCGTCGATATGACCTGAATATTTAGGTATCATAACATAATCTTCACTTGAAAGATTATTTACACTTTTCCATGTAATTTTTTTTGAATTCTTATCAAAAACTCTTAAATTATGATCTTCTGTAACAATAAATTTATTTGTTTTATTTATTTCAACATTATATAATGTTCTATTATTAATGCTGTTTTTATGAATTTGAACCACTTTTTTTACATTTCCTAAATGTGTTATAACTTCTTCTCCAATTTTAATATCTTTAATAGGAATTGGTCCATTGAGAGTATTAATTAATGTATTTTTTTCAAAACAAGATGATAATTGCGGATGATTCGTTCCTGCATTAAACAACGTCGGTGTAGCATGAGTATAATTTTTTAGAGACATATTATCATAAGTTTTCTTGACGCTTTCGAAATCATCACCATGGATACCAATAGCAACACGAAGAAATAAATGTTGTGGTCTTTCAACGATTCTCTTTACTTTACCTTCATTGACTTTTAGAAGGTATGAACGCTCAAGTGTTTTGAATCCGAAATAATCCAATAGATAATCTCTTTCAAAATCAATCATATTTTGTAAAAATTCTGTGTTATTCAACACAATATTATATAATTCTTCACTTACAAGTGGAGCTAAATTACCTTGAATATCTTTATTGTTTTTTAAATCTGTAACAACAGATAAAAAATCATCATCAGTATTCTTTTGATGATTACTAATGACAATTCGAGCCCCAAGAGTTCCAAAATCTGGATTATCAATAATCATGCCCATACAAATCTGACTTGCAAGATTATCAAGTTCTGTAGTTGTTATACCAGATGACATACGAGAGCATATCTTTTGAGTGATAATAGCAGGGTCGATAGTTTTATCTAAACCACCATATAAAAGCTTTTGAAGACGTGAAGTAATCTTATCAAATTGCACGTTTTCCTTAATTCCAGACCTTTTGATGACAAACATTTGTATTATATACTATATTTTATAAATCTAAATTTTAAAATTCAATTTTTTATTTCTTTAAAATTTAATTTAAAGACAACGTTTTTTTATATATCCACCTATAGCTCAGATGGTAGAGCTTCAGACTGTAACTGTTTAATTGATATCTGGATGTCGTGAGTTCGATTCTCACTGGGTGGAAAAATATTTTTTAACTAAAATAGTTAAAAAATTTATAAAATCGTTTACAAAGGTGGTTTACCTGAATCAACAACTGGTGTTGCAAGATCTTCATCATCAATATAAAATGCTTCACCTGATTCAATTTCATCATCAAGTGTTTTCTTTCTATATCCTTTCCATTTCATTCCAGGTAATGGATGACCCCATACCTTTCCAAAATATTCTTCTACATCTGTTCTTGTAGGAACAGTGCTTCCAGGATTAGCCTCTCTATACCATATTTTGAAATCATTATGTAGTTCAACACTTGTAATATAACTTTTCTTATCTTCAAAAATATTCTCATCAATATATTTACGATAAGAATCATTTTGTTTTTGATACATAGCCGTCGCTTTTCTAACTTTTTCTGGGTCAGGAAATCTCTTTTTCTTACCTTTTATCAATTCAACCCTATGATGTAATAAATACCATGCAAATGCTTTAATCAAATCAGGTATTTTTTCTCCAAAACTTTCATCTCTTGGAAATCTTTTCTGTCTAATCTGTTCATCATAAGATTCCGGTGGTGGATTCTCATCAGTATCCCTAACAAATGTAGATTCAAATGGAATGACACGAACACGATTCCAAAATGCCTTATCAGAATGTTTAACATTAGGCAAACCATTAGAAATAAATACCAACTTAAACATTGGCTTAATTTCTTTCAAATCTTTACCTTTCTGAAATAAATCACGGGCATTATAACTATCATCTCCTGATAACATTTTTAATAATCCTATATTCAATTCTTCCGTTTTATCTGGTTCTTCTAATATAGCCCATCTTACACCATCTCCTGCTCTTGCTAAATTTGGGTCGGCTGAACCATTTTGGACTTTCTTCCCCGTTACTAATGTAGTTGGAAATTTAATAGCATACGGACCTAACATTTGCTCAAACAAATTTTGAGTTACTGATTTTCCGTTATCTCCTTCACCTGTCCAGAAAAATATTGTTTTCTTCTTATTTCCTCCTTCAAAAATATCAGATGATTGGTCTACAAAATAATTTCTCAATGATTTATCTGGGAATATTTTTTCCAAGAAAGTTATAACTTCTCTTACTTCTTTAGAATCATAACTATAATCAACATAATCAATAGGCATTGATTTACTTATATAATCTTCCGGACGACCTATTCTAAAAATATTCGCTTTTAAATCATAAACACCGTTATTAAACGCTATCAAATATTTGTTTTGATTTAATTTTTCCTCAAATTTTTCATCACGAAATGTTAAACAACATTGATTCATAACATTTGTACAAAACTGATACGTTTTCAAATCAGAAATAACTTTATACATTTTCTTCAATTTTTCCGTATAATCTTTTTGATTTTTATTACCATCAAGCGGATTACTTAAACCAACTAACACTTTATTTCCTTCTAATGTTATTTTTTCTACAATATCAGTTGAAATACGGTCTCGTAAATCAGCACCTTTATGATTCGGCCACCATCTATGTTTCTTAAAACAATACCATATTTCATTTTTTATATCATATCTATATTCATTTCCATATAATTCATACATCATTACTGCTATATCATAATGCGTACAAGAATCCAATATATTTTTTACATTTTTTGATAAAGCTTCTTGTTTCCATTTATTATATTCTTCCGGATTATCACAAGCGGCATAAAATTTTAAACTACCTAACGTTTTGTCTTTTTTCGTCATTTTTTCCCATTCATTTTGACATACTCCTTCATCGAATTTGTCAGTATCTCTCTCTGAAAATTCTAACCATAAATTAAATGCTTCATCACTTCCTTCACCTATACTAAATAAAATCCATCCAATATCCATCCAGTCATTTCTATCACGTGCTCTACGGTCAGATAAGAATGGTAATAATTGAGATGCTTGTTTTAACGCTTCCGTAGCAGAAACACTTATATATTTTTTCTTTTCTGTAGAATTTCCATTCATTTGCTTTAGAGGTGAAATAACTCCATATTTTATTTCACAAGTTTGACGACATTGTGGAATAATACTTAATATTCTCGGTAAATAATATTTTATATTATCATTCATACGTAATAACTGGTCTCTTGAATCAAAAATTTCATAATATTTAAACGCTTCTTCTAACGATATTTCTTCGCATTCTGCATCATATACTTTTGTTACTAAATATGGTGATTTAGTACTGTCTTTACGACCACCGTATAAAAGCCAAGGATTTCTCAAATGACAATCATCGTAAACTTTTTCTGAACTTGTAAACCCTAAATCTTCAAAAACATTATAACTTTTTAATTCATTTTTTATACGTGGAACTAAATGATTTGCTTGGTCTCTTTTATGAAGAAAAACGTAAGGAAAAGCTAAATGGAATCCATTTGACATTACTGTTATATCTCTATTTTCGTCATAAGTCATTGATATCGGTTTTTCTAATACTACACATGTTAAATGTTTACTATCACAATCTTCTAATATATTCCTTAAAATATCTTGATGAATTTTTACACAATCTAACAATTGTTTTTCAGTATATAAATGTTCTCCATATTCAATATCATTATCATCAGTAATTTTTATGTCAAAATCTGCTAAAACTGGTAAATAATCGTCAGATTTCTCTGTTATAGTGAGAACAATATTTTCATTATTTATCAATGCGTCTTGATAACGCGTCCAAAATTCTTCCATTTTTTCTCTACCTATTTGATATTTACCTTTCGGCTGGAGACTTGTATGTGAATGATACATACTCATATCGTCGACCGAATGGTTTCTAAGAAAACTTACTATTGTTGAATCCATTTATAATATTACTAAATATATAATTTTAAATTTCATTTTTTTTATTTTAGAAAAAATTTTTAAGAAAAACAATTTAAAAACTTATTTTTATTATAAAAAGAATGTTTAACATAATTAACAAATTTAATGGCACTGATCGCGAAATCAATGTCGACGCAGAAGAAACAATTGAAAATGAAGTCGAACACGAAGTCGAAAATGAAGTCGAAAACGAAAACGAAGTCGAAAATGAAGTCGAAAATGAAGATGAAGTCGTAGAAGAAGAAACGGGTGTTCCGACACAAACTGAAGAAGATGATGACGAAACTGTTCGTAAGTATGTTATCAGTGTTGATGGAATCCCTTTTTATTATCATAATGATTTAGAAACTGCAAGACGTTATATGTGGTCAATTGGTAATAATTTCATTACGCCAAAAAAAGAAATATATGACCTTGAAGATGAAATCGATGAATATTATATTACTACAAATGATTTGAATAATATCAAAATTATGAAAACATACGATTTCTTCTTTTTTACATATTCTTCTATTGTAAACGAATTGAAAATTGATTATGTAATTCCTTGTAAAATTTAAAAAAAAATTTTTATTTTATTCTTTTAATAATAAAATAATGGATTTTAAAATGAATAAAAAACTTGATGCGTTGTATTATAGAGCACCTGCTACACCATCATTATGCGGTCCTTATAAGACTGTAACAACATATAATTCTTGCAATTCCGCCCAAGCAGAAAAAACTCAAGCATATTCAAGAACAGATTACACTATGGATAAATCAAAATCTGATAAAATGATTTCAGCCGCTGACCAATCTTTATATAAACAAATTATACAATATCCTAAAACTTTACCTGATATTATTGGTTCTAATAATGAAAATGTTCAACGTACTTATGTTAAAAAATTAATTACGAAATTCCCTAATTTGGAAAATGTCTTGAAACCATTATATCCTAAACTTTTTACCGAAGGCGCTGAAGGATATGAAGAAATGTATTATCGCCCTTCTTGTTCATCTTGTAGAAGATAAATTTCATATTTTTTTAAATTTTATTTTTAATTTAAAAAAACCATAATATTATTCAAAATGTCAGAAGATAATGCTGAAACTATATACATAAAAGAATTAAATCCGGATATCATTGCTCCATCAACTAAACAATTAGGCGAAGCAGAATCTTGGGGAGGTTCTAAACTTATAATTTGCGGGAAACCCGGGACCGGTAAATCGACCCTAATTGCCAGTCTTCTTTACGCAAAAAAACATATTTTTCCTGTTGCAGTTGCTTTTTCTGGTTCTGAAGATAGTAATGGGTTTTATAGAAAAATTTTACCAAGTACGTTTGTTTTCAATGAATATAATGAAGACCAAATAAAAAGTTTTATCAGAAGACAAAAAATTGCAAAACAACATCTTCCAAACCCTTGGGCAGTCATTCTATTAGATGACTGTACCGACGACTCACGAGTCTTTAATACACCATTACAACAGGGAATGTACAAACGTGGTAGACACTGGTCAATGCTTTATATAGTGTCTTTACAGTATGCTATGGATGTGAAACCAGTGATCCGAACCAACGTGGACGGTGTCTTTATTCTTCGCGAACCTATCCTAAAAAATCGTCGTTCGCTTTGGGAAAATTACGCAAGTGTTGTTCCTGACTTCAATATTTTTTGCCAATTATTGGATCAACTTACAGACGATTTCTGTTGTATTTATATTTCTAATCAAACAAAAACCAATGATTGGAAAGAGTGTGTATTTTGGTATAAAGCATCACCAATTCCAGAAGATTGGAAATTCGGTTGCCCAGAATATAGACAATTCCACGATGACAGATTTAACCCTGATTATGTGGATCCTTTCGATTAATAAAAAGATAGACTGTATTTGTATTATAAAACAACAAAAATGTTTTATAAATATTTTGTAAATTTTAGAAATTTTTGTAAATTTTAGAAAAATGATTTAAAGAAATAATATTTTATATAAAACGAGTAATTAATAATGATGATTGAGAATACAACTTTCGATATAGTGGAATTTATTGAAAAAAATCCCTTATCAAAATTAGATAAAACATATCAAGATAATTTAATCAACAAAATTAAAGGTGAGTTTACAGAAGAAGAACAAAAAATATTTGTATCAAGTTTCTTTTGTTATTTAAACTTTAATCCCTTAACCGATTTTGTGATAGATTTTGATAATGTTTGGAAATGGTGTGGATATTCAAGAAAAGACCACGCAAAAAGAGTCTTGGAAAAACATTTTATTGCTAACACTGATTATAAGGTTGAAATACCAGCTCCCGAAGTTGGGGGAGCTGGTATTAAAAATCTTGGAGGTTCTGGATTAAACAAAGAAAAAATTACTTTAAATATAAGAACATTTAAAAAATATTGTTTAAAATCAGATACTGAAAAGTCAAATGAAATCCATAACTATTATATTAAATTAGAAGAAATATTACAAGACTTATTATTACAACAGACAGATGAATTAAGACTTCAATTAGAAGAAAAAGAGAAAGAAAATATTAAAAAATCTAATCGCATCAAACTTTTAGAAATTAAAGCATCTAAAAAAGGTGAGCGAATTGAACAAGGTAAAAATGCTGTATATCTTATTACAAATGAATATCTTGAACGAGATAGAACGTTCATTATAGGCAAAGCTATAAGTTTAGCAAATAGATTATCTCAATATAATAAAAATGCTGAACACAAGGTTGTTTACGTTAAAGAATGTAAAAACGCTAAACAAATGGCGTTGATTGAAGAGAATATATTATATAAACTGGATAAATATAGAGAGCGAGCTAATAGAGATAGATTTATATTACCAGAAAATCGCAATATTTCAGTATTTACAGATGTTATAAATCAAATATGGAATTTTTTTGATGATGTGGCAGAAGATGTTGTTATTGAAAGACTTACTGATAATAAAGACGAAGAGTATTATGAAGATAATAAGGAATATATTAAAGAATATAAAAAACAACATTATGAAGAAAATAAGGAAGAAATTAATAAAAAGAATCAAATATGGTATGAAGAAAATAAAGAAAAAGTTCGACTTTATAATGAACAATATAGAGAGGAAAATAAGGAAAAAATTAATGAACAAAAGAAAATATATAAGGCAGAACATAAACAAGAATATAAAGAAAGAGACGCTAAATATTATGCTGAAAATAAAGAAGAAATCAAAGCAAAACAAAAGATTTATCAAGAAGAAAATAGAGATAAAATTATGGCACAAAGAAAAGAATATTATAATGAAAATATAGATGAGATTAGAGCTAAAGATAGAGCAAGAAATCCAAAAGTAACATGTGATTGCGGTCTTTCAATTTGTAAAAGATCTATACCTGCTCATAAAAAATCTAAAACACATAACAGTTTTATGAAAAAAAAATTTAAAGAATATTTTGATAATACTGTTTTACCTGATATTATAAAATTAAACACAGAAATTGAAAATATCTAATTTTTAAATTTGTATCTTAGAAAAGATAAAAATTTTAATTTACGGCAATCATTAGCCAAGAAACGCGTATGACTATTGATAAAATGTTATATGACCAAAAAATAAAGGAAGAACAAGGATTTTATGATAGAAAGTAAATGAACATTTTAAATTTTCTTAACTATATACAAGTTAAGAAAACATACATATTTTTTAGTTTCTTTAAGCCATTATAATCTGATGTATCATTTTTTTCTACGGCTTCTTTCAAAATACCGAGTAATTTTTCAATCCATACTTGAAATTCAAGCGGAGCTACACAATTACAGTCTCGACCTCCAGAACGAATAACTGATACATTTTCTTTTAGTTTCATTTTCATTTTCATTTTTTATCGTAACAACAATTACGATTGTAACATACATCAGCAGTGCAAGTTTTATCCCTACCTCTAATTTCCGATAAGACGATACCAAAAAAATAATTTTTTTTTATTTTTTATTTAATAAAATGGAAGAAAAAAATCTAAATGATATTATTCAAAAAGTAGTATTTTCAGAAGAACCAACATCTTTTTTGTATTTTCAAGATGAAATTATACTAAAAATAATAGAAAAAATAAGTGTATATTTTGAAATTATATCTAGAAATTTTGAAAATCCAGATGGTTTACCATCTAATGTTAAAAATATTCTGGTTAAATTATCAAATTTTGTATTTAACTTGATTAAAACAATTAATTCTTCAAAATTACCGCCGCATCGTGATCTGATTGTTCACGACAAAACCGATAAAGAAATCCACCAAACATTAGAAGAAAAAATATTACAAAAAATAGTAGAACATAATTTATTTATGATTTTTAAATATAAACATAGTTATATTTGTGATCATCCGCCGTCGCTAATATCTGATGACGATACAACTAATGACTTTAAAATTATACCTACCTATATACAAGAATTAAACAAATACATTGAAAAAGTCGAAAAAATCGAAAGTATTAAAATTAATGAAAAAAGTAATCTTCTCAGTTATAAAAAACCGAACCATACTATTTTTTGTAAAAAAATCATAATATCTAAAAAAAGAGGAGAAAAAGTATATGAAGATAAATTATGTAAACTCGTTACAGATAGAAATTCATTTTTAATATATAAATTTTCAGGTCAAAATTGGGAACTAACAAAAAAAATTTGTGATGTTAAAATAGATGAATGGGATGAATGTAATTATAAAATTGATTATTTAAAATTGATTCACGATGATGAATATATTGATGTTTTTTATGATTATTTAATAAATAGTCTAGGAAAAGATAATTGCAAAAGAATATTTGAACATTTTCAATATATTAATAGTTTAAATAGTTTTAATGAAAAAAAATCAAGTTTGATAAAAAGTGATGGAAAATCTAAAAGAAAATCTAAAAGAAAATCTAAAAGAAAATCTAAAAGAAAATCTAATTAATTTAATTAATTTAATTTTTGGTTAATTCATAAAATATATACATATTTCATCCATTTGAACATAAATATTACAAAAATGAAATAATTTTATTCAATTTTTCTTTCATATTATAAAATGAAAGTTGCTGTAATCGGTTCCGGAATTTCTGGTTTATATTGCGCATACAAATTAAAAAAATTAGGACATCACGTAGATATATATGAAAAAAATAAAGAAATAGGTGGCCGTGTTAAAGTTATTAAATTTGATGGTATAGATGTGGTTGCTGGTGCTGGTATTGGCAGAAAAAGAAAAGATAAATTGCTATACAACTTATGCAAAGAATTAAATGTCACAACAACTGAATATAAAACTAAATTTTCATATACTTTCGAACCATATGATATATTAGATATAGTTGAAGGATTAAAAGAATTTATACCATATTACGATAGAAGTAAATACACGTTCTCACAATTTGCTAAAAGCATATTAGGGGTAAAAACATATAATCATTTTACCAAAAGTGTTAATGGAACAGATTTTGAAGATGCCGATATAATTGATACAATTTACGATTATGGATTTGATGATTGCGTCGGAGGATTTAAAGCGTTTAGTATAAAATGGAGAGAAATGCTTGATGCTTTCTCAAAAATCTTTGAAAAAAATATTCATTTGAATACGGAAATCAATGAAATTATTTTCGATAAAGATAAATTCAAAATAAAAAATAAAATTTATGACAAAATAATTTTAGCGATACCTCCTAAAAATATAAAAAAAATACTAAAAACAAGAACTTCAGATATATACGATAGTATAAAATGTCAAACTTTTGTCCGTTTATATGTTAAATTAAATGAACCGCTGAAAGACTATAGTGGTTTTATCGTCACAGAAAAGCCATTTCAAAAAATAATAGAGATGAATAGAGAAAAATGTATATATATGATTAGTTATTCTGATAATAAAATTGCCGATAATTGGGTTACGATAAAAAATAAAGAAGAAGTTGTTGAAAAAAATATTAAGAAAATTTTCAATCAAAATGTAAAAGTAGAAAAATGTGAATTTATTTATTGGAAATGCGGAACACATTATTTTGCGCCGTTAGATAAAAAATATAAAAATAGGAAACAATTTTTGAAAATAGCACAAAATCCTGTTGAAAATATTTACTGCGTAGGCGAAGCATTTTCCAGAAATCAAGGTTGGTGTGAAGGAGCACTTCAATCAGTCGAAAAAATACTGCACGAATTATAATAATTTTCAAGATTTTCAATTTTATATAAATTGAAAATAGCACAACCAACGCATTTTTTACATAATTGTTTCAAAACTAACTGGTTTGTAATAAATAGATTTCAAAATCTTGCTGGTACTTTCATTATACACAACATAATATTTTCCGTCTGGACTTAATCGGTAAGCAGGTGAATCATAACGTCCATCGTTTTTGTAAAATTCAACAGTTTTAATTGCATCTTCTTCCGTTTTACACAACTTACTCATATTAGATTCATGAACCAACTTAAATGCTTTATCTCCGTCTATACCAATAGCAGTATAGAAACCGTAAGTTACATATAAAATATCGGTAAGTGCATCTATTACTTCCACAAAATTCTTTGTAGAAATAGCATCCTTTAGTTCGTCAAATTCTTCAGCAATTAAACTTAAACGGTAATCAACAAGTTTAGCATCTTTATCAAAAATATCAAGAACTGGTGTAGTAATAGTTTTTACACCAAATGAATTATTGAATTCCAAAACATTTTCATAGTTTGACATATTCTGCTTGTAATCTGAATTATAATACAATATAAATATTATAATTCAATTTTTTTTTTCTTACAATTTCTTTTTACAAAATATTTAAAATCAATATCTATCAACATGCATAGAAATATTATGGTTGTAATCGTCCCATTCCTGTTCGATTTCCTGTTGTCTTTCCAAATAGTATTCGTCTATTCTACCTTCTTTTCTGGCAACTTCTTCAGCGTATTTGTCAGCATACTTATGATACATAGACTTTAAACGTTCTCTTTCCATTCGAAGGGATTCTGAAAAGTCATAATCAATATCATCAGGATGCTTTTTTCTTGACTCAACGTAGTGAGCCTCCAATTTTGCTTTTGAATTCGCGTATTGTGTAAACGCATCATTCATTTTTTCCTCTAAAATTCTCATTTCAGATGCGAGAAGTGGTTTTACAACCATATTTTCGTACGTTTCGTCTCTTCTAAAGAGCAAATCCCACATACTGGTCGTTTCCCTTGGTAAGCCAACTCTTTCAGTCAGAAGAGACATCAACTTTCTATATCTCTTGTGTTGTTTTTCGTCATCGATGTTTGAAGTAGCGTAATTCATAACGTAAGGTAAATTTTTATTGAGAACCAAAATAAAAATTCAATTTTTTCTAAATATTTTAGTATCGTGTTGATTTAATATTTGTTCGACAAACAGGACATTTCCTATTTTCATTTTTGTAATAACATATACGACATAAATTATGGTCGCATTTTGTATATAATAAATTCACGTCATAACAAACACAACATTTATCTATTTTTGGTTGGTTGCATAATATACTATCAGCAATCATATTTCTTTCGTCATCATCAACGGTTTCTTTTAAAGTAATCGTATCAAAAACTTTAGAATAAGTATATTTTTTTCTTAAATCACATAATAAAAATTTTATAGCACTTTTAATATCCAAAAACGGTGGAATATCATTTTGTAAACAGCATGTGCAACACAATTCATCATCATTTTTATGTTCATAAGGAATAGAGCAACTTGTTTCAATATAATATAAATTATTTCTTTCATGAACATTTAAAGTAATTTCAATATTCATATCATTAAATTTGTATCCATAAATACAAAAATCAGGATTATCATCAAATTTTTCAGCAAAAATATCAATAACTTCATTATTTGTCATTATACCATTATTTTCTTCCATTTCATTTGAAGAAATATCATTAGGTTGGTGGACAATTTCAATATCAGTGTCTTCAGATAACATTTTTCTATAAATTTAAATATTCTTTTTTATTTTTTCAATTTTTTTATATAGTTTTTTAATAAATGAATGTTGTTATATGGATAATAATTATTTGTCTAATTTTATTTATGTTATGGAAATTACAAAACCCATCAGCACCAGTACCAACGACGCCAGAACCAACGACGTCAGTACCAACGACGACTACATCAGTACCAGAACCAACGACGACTATATCAGCACCAGAACCAACGACGACTATATCAGTACCAGAACCAACGACGACTACATCAGCACCAGCAACTACAACGACGCCATGTAAATTATCAGAATGGAGTAAATGGTCTTCGTGTATTGATAATAAACAAACACGCAAACGAAATGTAATATCTGGTAATTGCAATGAACCTCTTTTAGAAACACAAGATTGTTCTAATTGTGAAGTATCATTATGGACTTTATCTGATGTTTGCGAAGATGATGCTCTAAGATTAAAAACAAGAACAATAATTAAACCACCAGTTGGAGATGTTGACAAATGTCCTAACTTAACAGAAAAAATACCTTGTTATGAAGATTGTAAAGTATCAGAATGGTCAAAACCAACACCGTGTGATAGAGACATAGGAGGATTTCAAACAAGAACACGAGAAATTCTACAAAAAAGAATTGGACTAGGTAAAGAATGCCCTCCTACAACTGAAAAAATACCATGTTCTTTAGATTGTGAAATGTCTGAATGGAGTGAATGGTCAGAATGTGATAATAACGGTGAACAATTTAGAACAAGAACAATGTTGAAACCATCAGTTCACGCTGGTAGATGTCCAACTGTAATAAATGAACGTGGTGAAGAGTCTCCAGATTTGAGAGAAACAAGAAATTGCCCAGTTGATTGTGTAGTTTCTGAATGGTCTCCATTTACTGATTGTACTAAAACTTGTGGCGGAGGAATAAAGACACGTAGACGTACTGTTTTAGTAAGCGACAAATACGGTGGTAAAGTTTGTCCACCATTAATTCAAAATGAAATATGTAATACTGAAAAATGTAATGTAGAACCAGTACAATATGTTGCAATGAGTTCATCACAATATAATACAGTATATACATATGATGGAATATCATGGAATGGTTTAGGAAATACAATTTTTAACAGTAAGGGAAATTCTGCAATATACGGAAAAGATAAATGGGTAGCAGTTGGTAGATCAACTTCTTATGGATTTGGAAATATCGCTTATTCTTATGATGGAAAATCGTGGACAGTAATAGATAAAGTAAAATCTATTATACAAGGTCATGGAACAGATATAGCATATGGTAATGGTAATTGGATAATAGTAGGGAATGAAAATATGGCCATATCACCAGATACAACAATGTCTGACCCTTCTTCTTGGAAAAAAATTGTTCAAACCCAATTAAAAAGTTTTAAATGTATTGTATATGCAAATAATAAATGGTTTATAGGTGGAGAATCATATTTTTCTAATTCCTTATTATATTGTAATGATAATGATTTATCAAATTGGATAAATATTTCACCGTATTCTTCAAATGCTACTGAAAGTGTTTCGACAAATGCGATAGCATATGGTAGATATGGAATATGGGTTTGTGTAAATAGTTCGTCGAATTCAACAATATCATATTCTAATAATAATGGAATATCTTGGAATGGTTTAGGAAAAACTATATTTTCAATCGAAGGTAAATCAGTATGTTATGGTAATGAAATATGGGTAGCGGTAGGTTCCGGAACAAATAATGTAGCATATTCTTCAGACGGAGTAAATTGGACAGGAAATGGATATACAATGTTTGGTCAAGACTATTTAATGAATTCAGTAAGTTATGGCGGAGGTGGTGTATTTTTATTCGGAACAAATAAAGATAATAATTGTTTTGGAATTACATACAATAAAGGTAAAACATGGATATTATACGGTAATGGTTTAATATCTGTAAATAAAATTGTTTCATCAATGTATTTACCAAAATGCAATTTAATATCTGATGACCAAGAAAATTGCGAAAGCGTAAAATGTTCTTATGATGATGAATGGAAAAATATCGGTGAATGCAGTAAACCGTGTGAAGGTGGAAAACAAACTTTAATAAAAAACGTAAAAACAACACCTTTGTATGGTCAAGATGATTGTAAATATTCTATTCTTGACCAAACAGATTGTAATCAACAACCTTGTCCAATAAATTGTGAAGTATCTGAATGGGAAAATGACGGAACTTGCGATGACCCATGTGATGGAAGACCACAAAAACAGATACGGAAAATATTGAAAGAAGCACAATATGGTGGATATTGTCCTGAATTAACACGTGAAATTAGTTGTGATTGTTCGGTAAAACAATTAAAAGGAGGAAATTCATATCAAAATACAGTTTTTAATTCTGTTGATGGTTTAAATTGGACTGGGTTAGGTAAAACAATATTTTCTAATTATTGCGAAAAGATATGTTATGGAAATAATATGTGGTTTTTATTAGGAAGTCATAATATTCCTAATTTAAAAACAAGATATTCATCCGACGGATTAAATTATGTTTGGAATTCATATATTGATGGAATTTACAATAGAATTTACAATATTAATTTTATAAATGATTATTTTATTGCGATTGGAGAACCAAGTAAAACATTTATCAATGATAATAAAATAAGCGGTACAATAGACAAAAATGGTAATTTTATTAATACATATAGAACACCAAATCAAAATATTTCAAGTATCATAAGTTTTTCAAAAGATTGTTTGGTATGGGAATATATATCAAGTACTACAATTTATATATTTTCTATATCTTATGGAAATAAATTGTGGGTTATTTGCGGTAATGGTGAAAATTCTTTAATGTATTCTACAGATAGAAAACAATGGGAAAAATGTTTGAATCGAGAAAATGATGTTCCAATTAGTAATTCTATTAATTTTATAAAAAGTGTTGTTTACGGAAATTGTTTATTTGTAGCAATAGGAGATTCAAATATTTTATATTCCGCAACTGGAAGAAAATGGAAAATACTTAATACGAGTATTGAACCTGAAAATATAAGTTTTGGAAATAATGTTTTTGTAATTGTTGGAAAAAATAATAAGATTACAACATCTTCTGATGGAAATAATTGGTCTCAAATAGTTTTTAATAATTTATCAAGAAATTTATTTTTCGATAAAGATAAATTTTATATAATTAGAGATAATATTATAAAATCTTCTACTGACGGAAAAATATGGATTAATAATTTTGATGACGATAATATATTATCTATTTGTTCTAAAGTAAAAAATAGCGTTGATACTTGTTCTGAACCAATTAATATTGATTGTAAATTATCGGAATGGGTTGATAATTCTGATTGTAGTAATCCTTGTGATGGTGGCACAAAAACACAAATTCGAACAGTCTTAACTTATCCAGAAAATGATGGTAAAATATGTCCTACAGATTTAACAAAAACTGTCGAATGTAATACAGAAAAATGTAAATTAACATGTGAAAAAGACGGATATATTTTAGATTCTAATGGAAATTGTGTTTGTGCATCTGGATGGTTAGGAAATGTATCGTATAATACAGAACCATCACTTAATAAACAACCAAATGGTTGTTCGAAATGCGAAATCGGAAAATATAATCCTGGTATTAATCAAACTAAATGTATAGATTGTCCACGAGGAACTTATAACGATGTAGAAGGTTCTGCAATTTGTAAACCTTGTCCTTCAGGAACTTATAATTTAACAACTGGAAATAAAAGCATAGATAGTTGTATTCCAAGTGAAGCAGGAACTTATATTTATACTGGTGCTGAATATCCATTCCCATTATCTTGTCCAATAAATACTTATTCAGGTAAAGGAGCTACAACGTGTACACCTTGTGATGATGGATATTTAACTTTAGATGAAGGTTCAATAGAATGTATCAAGAAAAATACAGAGGTTAAAATGACAGGAGATACAACTATAAATTCTTACTATCAATTTCTAATAAAAGCGACACCATCTTTACCTATTGTATTTAATACTATTAAAATAAAATTTAGTAATATTACAGGTGCTACTAATTCACAATTTATTTCTAATTATAAACCTGTTATTCAACAAATTAAAATATATAATTCTTCCGATACACAGAATTCTGTGAGAGGAATAAATATTATTTCACCACCAATTATTGAACATAATAAAATAGTATATACATTAGTTCCTTATACAGTCCCAACAGCAATAGATACAAATCAATATTTAGAGTTATTATTTTATTTTAGTTCACTGCAAGGATTTACATTTGATAATAAAATATATTACGAAATTACATTAAATAATTGTGATAATTTAGTTTGTCCAGTAATACCGGTAGATTGTGAAGTTTCTGAATGGTCTGATTGGACTACATGTTCAGCACCATGTGGAAATGGAACTCAATCAAGAATGCGTAATATTTTGACACCTGCTTACAATGGAGGTAAATGTGATATTCAATTGACAGAAAATCGAGATTGTATAATTAAAAATTGTCCTATAGATTGTAAATATACTGTATCGGATTGGGGTGATTGCAGTGCTACTTGTGGTGGTGGAACTGCATCAAGAAATATTACTATAGAACAAGAACCGCTTTATGGCGGTATAGAATGCCCTGTGATACAATTGAATACAACTTGTCATGATAGTGTATGTATTAATTATGATTATATTTCGGAATATGAATCAAAGTATAGTACATATATTAGTAATTCTAATTTATATACAGAAAATATACAAATATCTTCTACTCTACCATCAAACATATACTTGAAAGGTATAGATATACAATTTAGTGAATCAAAAAATATGAATTTAATAAAATCTTATAGTATATATTCAAGTGGTTTGCAATTAAAAACAGGTGAAAGCACTTCATGGGAAGAAAAAACAAAAGGTTTATATGTATCACAACCTTCAAACAAAACGTATATTATATATAGAAAAAATAATAATATAGTTAAAATTAATAATGGTTCTCAATTGTATTTATCATTAACTTTTTCAGGTTTTAATAATCAATATCTTCAAGTATTATTTAATTATAAAGTTACTTTATTTTACGATGTTGATACTGATTGTGTTTTATCTCCTATTACTTGGTCAGATTGCAGTGCTACTTGTGGTGGAGGAACACGAACAGGAACGCAAACTATAGTTTCACAAGCAAAATATAATGGTATGAGTTGTCCTACTAATTTAACAATTACAGAACAATGTAATATAAATATGTGTCCAATTAGCACCAATAAACCTATACCTGATATTACTTTTAGTAATATATCTTATCCTTACTATCTATCTAATATATTTGCAGGTAATCCAATGAATTTTAATACTAATTTTTATTCTTCATATACTTTATCTGGATTTAAAAATACTGTATCATTAACATTTAACACAAAACAAGATAATAGAATTAATATAAATTCAATGTCGTTTTTTACAGATTGTAAAAGTGTTGAATATCCTAAACAATTTAATAAAGATATTTATTGTTATATTGTAGGAATAAAATTTACAGAATATGGTAGTAATAACGTAAGTACAATGGTTTATGATTCAACTATAAATAATTTTGTATTTGCACAAAATGATAATATATTAAATTCAACCGATACTTCATATTTTAATAAAATTAATAATATTTTAATATCATCTAAACAATATGAATCTTCTGGAAATACTTTAGTTTCAAAATTGATAAAATTATCAAATTTAAATGTAAATTATGTACGTTCAATAGAATTTATTTATAATTTATACACAGAAAACACCTTTACAACTAGATCTACGTTATCATTTGATATAAACATAACAGAAATAATTGCATCTCCAACAGATTGTTTATTATCTAATTGGGGAAATTGGGGAGATTGCAGTGTTCCTTGTGGAAATGGAACACAAACAAGAACAAAAAATATATTACAAAATTCTCTATTTGGTGGACAACCTTGTACTAATTTTATTATGTCTGAAAATCAAAATTGTAATAATGGTGTTTGCGTTCCGGTAAATTGCACATTATCTTCCTGGTCAAATTGGAGTGACTGTAGTAAAAGTTGCGGTGGAGGAATACAAACAAGAACAAGAACAATTTTATCAGAATCTAAATATGGCGGAACTTGTGATTCTTTGTTAGATACTCAAAATTGTAACACAAATGTTTGTGTTGTATCATGGATAATTGGCGGAAATAAATTTTCAGCAAATAAAATTAGTTATTCATTCGATGGATATATTTGGACTGGTTTAGGAAATACATATTTTATTTCTTGTACTTGTATAAAATATGCAAACAATAAATGGTATGTTGGTGGTATAAAAACTAAATATGCGGTTTCTTTTGGTGAAGTAACTACTATTATTGGGAATAATATGTATAATTCGATAGATGGTATTAATTGGAATATTTGCATTTTGCCTAATAATTTAAACTTATACAATATAACAACAATTTGTAATGGTAATAATAAAATTTTAGCTATAGGTACATCTACATCTGGTTATGATGACACTATTATAAATTGTTACATATTAAATTCAATAGATGGAACAACTTTTACAAATGCAAATCCTACAATTTCAGGATTAATATCAAATCTTAATTCAAGAGGTAATATTATAAATTCAATGGATTTTTATAACAATTTATTTGTTATGGTAGGAGGTGGAGTATATTGGAATAGTTTTGGTTGTATCTATTCATCAACAGATGGGCAAAATTGGGTATTGAGAACTTCACCAGAATATAAACTAAACAAAGTTAAATATATATATGAAGATAATATATGGATAACAGTAGGTAGCGGAAATTCAACTCAAAATCCAATATTATCTTCATCAGATGGACAAATATGGACTCAAATTAATACTCAAAATTTATTCAATGAAGCATTTGCAATAGAATATTTAAAAATTAGTGATATAGATCAATATTTTATTGGTGTTTTTTCTAAAACTAAAGGAATTGAACCATCAAATACAAATACAATTAATAATAAAAAATGGAGTATGTCTTTTGTAAATAATTTCTATAGATATATTTCAATAAATAAAATACAAAAATTGTTTATTGGTATTTATTTCGATTCAAATGCAAGCAGTAATATATTTTTATATGATTATGGTAAAATAAAAACACAAAATATAAATTATACGAATATAAGTTGTATAGAAACCAATAATTTATAAAAAATTTTCTTTTATTAAATAAAATGCAAGATATACAAAAATATTTGTTTATGTATGCTTTGAACATTGTACTAATTGTATCTTTAGTGAAAGCAATTATAAGTCTTAAAAACACACAAAATTTATTAAGTATAATAGATGTTGTAATAATTATTTCTGTTCTTTACTTATATTTTACTAATAGATATTTATCTTTACCGTTTTTAGGTGAATCTGTTCTTCCAATGACTGCGATTGCTGATGAAAAATATCCACAAAATTTTGATTCTGAATACGAATTGAAATTAAAAAATGTCGATGATGGAGTCAAAGTAATTTACTGGGGAGCGCAGAAATATGATAAAACAATTCATGATGATCCATACGAAGCCTATGATAAATATGAAAATGTTGGAATAGCAATTGTTAAAAATGGTAAAGCAGTTCTCAAATATATAAAACCAGTAAAATATAGAGTTGGAATGTTTAAACAAAAATTACCACGACATTTACATTATCGATTATGTTGTAGAAATAACGTTATGTTAGATGAAGTCCATACAATAAATTTATAAAGTTTTATAACTTTTTTAGTTATAAAATTTATTTTCTTTTAATTTTTATTCCAAATCGTCTTTCAGTATCTTTAATTGAACCTGTAAAACTTGGTTTATTCCAGAGCACCCACTTGCTCCAAAAACCTGCAGTTTTAATTCCTGATTTAGTCCAATTTTCACGGGATCTATGCCTATTTTCATAGCGATGCATCCTAGACCTGTCTCTGTGTTTTGTAAAATCGGAATAGCCTTTAGCCCCAAAATGAACTGTTTTATTATCAATTTTTGCCATATATTTTTTGTCAGGACTTGATGATTTTTGTAAAATAATAACACGTGAATTTCGTTTTGAAATTCGTTTACTACTTCGTCGTCTTTTACCATCATACATTTTACGAGCTGATGCAATACGACTACTTCGTCTTAAAGGTTGTATTTTACGCGGAGAACTTTTAGGGTTTTTTCTTAAACGCGAACTTCGTCGTGGTGATAAAATTTGTTGAATTTCTTTATTTAGATATCTACCAAAAACATCAGGTTTTGATTTAGAAGCAGGCTTTGATTCAGATTTCGACATTGACATCATTCCAAGAGTTCCAACAGTTTCACCTGATTTATTATAATAAATATCATTTTCACTTTCTTCTTGTATATCAGATAATTTAGAAAAATATTTATTAACATCTTTATTTTGTTGTCTATATTTTTTTATATATATCTCATTAGGTATAAAATTTTTTTTATATTTAATATATTGAGAAAAATCAATTGGAGACTTATCATAAAATGTAAATTTACCAGTAAATTTTTGTAATGAATCTAATACGCATTGCTGATTATATTTTGTATATTCAGTTGATAAATCTAATTGATTTTTTTCAATACTATTTTTTCGAATTACATTTAAATCTTTTTTCGATAAAAAATTAACATACGAATCATCCATAATATCTGTACAACCGTCAATAAATATAATGTATCCGTATTCATCTGGGTTAAGTTCATGAATAATTTTTATAGTATCTTTAAAATATAAGTTTCTATTATTCGAAAAAATAGCAGGGACTATAGAAGCACTATTAAATTTTTGTCTATTAATTGTCAGTTTATCGTTTTTTGTTATTTCATCATATTCATCATTATTCCATATATTTTTATTAATATCAAAAATACCTAATATATTAGAATCTTTTTCATCAATTTTTGCAAATTGTATTCCTATATTAGGTATACAAGAACCAGGCATATATATTGTTTTATTATGAAATTTATGATATTCTGGTATATCATCGTTTTCTGTAAGTAAAATCTTTACTAAATAATTTTTAATATCAACCAAATCAAAATATAATCCTATTTGATCATAAGATGAAACCGAATTATCATTTGATGTTGTCACGATAATTGTTTTTGGAGGGACTTTAATGAAATTTTCATACGAAAATTGATAAGCACTATGAACTGAACAATAAAATTGGCGATATTTAGTTAATTCATTATATGAATCTTCTGTATTAAGTGGCATTTTATTTAATAAAATTTAATATTTTTTCTTTTTGATTTTGATTTCTTACGTCGTCTATTTGATTTCTTACGTCCGTCATACATTTTACGAGCTGACGCAATACGACTACTTCGTCTTAACGGTTGTATTTTACGTGTACTCTGACTTTGGGATGGTTTTTTACGAATTCTTTTAGGAGATAATATCTGTGTAACTTCTTTATTAAAATATTTATCAAAAAGATTTTCTTTATTTTTCCCCGAACCTGATATTGACATTACATTAGAAGATAATGGTCCAAGAGAACCAACAGATTCACTTTTTTCTTGAGGGATATAATAAATATCTTTTTCTTCTTCTTCATTTTCATCTACATCAGATAATTTAGAAAAATATCTTTTTACATCTTTCAATTCTTTTTTGTATTTCTTTTTGTAAATATCGTCTGGTTCTATATTTTTAATATATGGAGGATAACTATAACTAGAAAAATTAATTGGTAATTTTTTTATATTATTATAAAATGAATATTTAGAAGTAAATTTTTGTAGTGAGTCTAATACACAGTGTCTATTATTTTCAGTATATGCAGATGATAATTTTATTGTATTATTTTCTATTGTATCTCTCTTTATTTTATTTTTATCTGTTTTTGTTATCATTTTATTTATTTCTAAACGTTTTTTCCCGTAATTTATTACTGAACATCCATCAATAAATATGATATAATATTCATCATTACTATATAAACGAATTATTCTTATCAAATCTAACAATGTTAAATTTTTGTTATTTACCAAATGTTCTGGGACTATAGATTTTCGATTAAATTTATTGTCAAACTCCGCCGTGTAGTATGAATATTCATATGCTTCTAACAGGTCTCGATCATTATATATTTTATCAATATCGAAAATTCCCAACGTCATGGCACCTTCTTTATTATTCATGAATTCCAATGCAATATTAGGTATACAAGAACCAGGCATATATATTGTTTTATTATGAAATTTATGATATTCTGGTATATGTTCATTTTTTGTAAGTAAAGCATGTATTAAATAATTTTTTTTAAAACATAATTCCTTATATATTATAGGGTGATCAAATGATGATGTTTCATTATCGTGATATGTAGATACAATAATTGTTTTAGGTGGAACTTTTAAAAAATTTTGTTCTGATAATTCATATGCACTATGAAATGAACAATAAAACTGATGATATTTACTTAA